CGCATAGCAACTACAATTGAACTAGCGTAGATAAAGCCTTGTCCACCTGATATCTTGTCATCTGGATCAAACATATCCTGCGAAGCATACGTGTGGTTAGTTGCTACAAGTCCTACGTTAGCACTGCCAAACATATTAACACAGTTACGAACTAATGCTGTTAAGGCTTTAGGCTTACGACCCATGTCACCTTTTAAGTCACCTTTTTGGAACTGATCAACATCTGTAGGAGTTAGTAACATACCTAAACTATCAATAACAAATAAAACTTTAGGACGATCTTCTTCTGCCATAGCACGGTATTCGCCCATAAAGTCGTTAACAGTTTTTGCTACATCATCAATCATGGCCATGTTGAGTTTGAGCAATTTTTCTTCTGACGTATCTACACCTAAGGCGTGTAACCAATTTTCATCTAATGCGTTTTCACTATCAATTAAGACAACAAAGATACCTTGTTCTTGTGCGGCCTTAACTATGTTACCTGAACAGATATATGATTTACCTGCACCACTCTCTCCTGCAAACACAGTTACCTTACCTAACGGAATGCCTTTTGTAAAATCTCCTGATATTAGGTAGTTTAAAGCATAGTTGCCTGTTGATACCCAGTCTGTTGGATCATTGAATCCTATTGATAACCCAGCAATTGATTTGCTGATGTTCTTTCTAAATTTACTTACGTCAAATGGTTTGGCCATGTTATTCTCCTAGTTCGATATCAAAGTAGTCTCTGTAACTTATCTTGCGTAGTTTATCCTGTTCTGTTACAAAATCTACTAATTCTTTTGTGTTATTATAACTTGAAGCTACCAAAGATTCAAGTTGTTTGAGCAACAATATGTCCGTTTTTTGGAAAAGTTCTTTTGCTTTTACAGTAAACGGGTTTGTATATTTTATGCTTAACTGTTCTGGAAACTCAAGTATACCATAACTAAACGGAATACCCACTGAGTCAGCATACCTTAACATGTTTTCTAAATCTGCGATAGTAAACACATTAAGTGTACTCCAAAACCCTATTTCAATTAAGTTACTAGTGTCTGCTAATTGTTTATACTCTCTAACCACTGAGTCCCATTTTTTCCACTGTACGGGCCAACGACTATATTCATTAACCTTCTCAGTTCCATCAAAACTTAAAGTAATTGTAACTTTAATTTTCTTTTCGATCAGTTGCTTTACTTCTGGTATTACAGTTGTTCCGTTAGTGTTTATTCTAACTATTTTAACATTAGGCGGTAAGTTGTTTAACAACTGTTTATAGTTTTTACTATAACTTGGCTCGCCACCGTTAATGTCTAATTCAATTATTCTATCTTTGGGTAGTTGATCAAACGCTGTGACATTTTCTAATTTAATCACATTCTTTTTTAAACTGCCTATAGTAGTTGATAGTCCTTCCCAACAAAACTGGCATGCGGAGTTACACACGTTGTCTAAGACGCCACCTATAACTAGATAGTCATCTCTAAAACTCTTAAGTAACTTGTGCTTACGTTCGCTGTCTAGTCTAATACTTTGTCCTGCTGTTTGTTCTGTTGTTTGACAACGCACACATTCTATAGGCCATTGTTCAGCAGTCTGTAAGTTTTGATTCCACTCACTAGATTCCATTTCTTCAAATGACGCAAACCTAGGTGCTTCAACCATATGCCCACAACGGCTTGTTGTACCGTCTTCATTTAATCTAGCAAAGTGTTTAAACCTTGGGCAAAACATGTGCTACCTCTGCTATGTGTTGTGTTCTTCCGATTACACTAAAATATGCTGTTGGATCTCTAGTCATAAGATGTGTCATTATTTGATTTACTGTCCAACTTTGTCCTACTAGTTCGTCTAGTATAAGTTGATCTAACTGCATTCCATACGCATACACCGGTGATTTTTCTAATCCTTGTAAATCGATATTAAGTTTTGGCATTGGTACTTTTATATTACGACAATATTCATTCATCATTGCCATACTATGAAAATGAATTTTAGCTGAAGGATTCATATATCTTGCTAAATTAATAATCCACTGAAACTGATGAGCAAAATGTCTATCTAATATTATGCCTTGACGTATATAATAAAGGACTGTGTCAATATTAATATCAGGGTTTTCATCTTCTAACCAAAATAAGTATCCCTGAACTCCGGAAATAAATCTTTCTTTTGGGTTTCTAATAAACACATCAATTGTATCTAAGTCTTTTATTTGTTCATTTATTAAAGTTTTAAATCCTCTATCCTTAGCTATATCTCTTAGTGTACTGCTACCACATTTAAAAATAGGATAAAAGAATTTGTTTATTTCTGAAAAGTCATAAACCTCAACGCGATTAGGAAATAGTATATCGTCTAGTCTTGTAAACATTTATATAACTCCGGAAATATTGTTTTACTATTTAAATTTCTACGATTGTCTAGTTCATTTATTTTTTCTAATAACATTTTAGGATTACGCTTAAAAGATTGTTGTATATATTTTAGCATATTTTGATAACTATCTTCAAGTAAATATCCAGGTTTTTCTAATATTCTTGTTTCTAATATCTTTATTAGCTCATTGATTGTTGTATTATTTAAATGTCTTATGTCATGATGATAAGGATCAGTTATTGGATTAATAATAAAACTATTATTATGATATCCTAAATTCTTTAAGAAATCAATACAATTAAAAATACTCATATAGTTTAAAGGAAACCATAACATATTAAAACTTACTTTGTGATTTAATTCTTTAATAATGTTTAGATTATCTAGAAAGTCTTGCCACTTACCGCCATGTCTAATATATTCAAACTCATCTTCCATTGATTCTACACTTATTGTCCAGTGTACATTTTTAAACTGACAAATTAAATCAAATACCGGCGTGCCTGTTTTGCTTAAATTAGTGTTAACTCTAAGATTAACATTGGGATTTACTTCCAATAATAATTTAAGCAGTTCTTCGTTTTCTTTCATTAGTAATGGTTCGCCGCCTGCTAGATAAACGTGTTTAAGTTTGTGAGCATTAGCAAATACATATTGTTTGAGCTCTTCAACACGTTCTTCAGGTACATGTTGCTTTTCTAATTTTAATTCTGCTACCCACTTGCTTGAGTATTCTGGACCACAGTAAACACAGCCAAAGTTACATGAATTAGACCAACGTATATCTATTTTATGTAGGTCAAAATTATCTATATTATCATATGTTTCTAGTGGTATATCTCTAAGCTCTTTAAGATAAAATATTCTATCGCTGACAATATCAAAACTTTTTTTACCTTGTTCAAGTTGATGGCATCCTTGACAACCATGCCCTGGCTTATTGTCTAACATATTTTGTTTTATTTCAATGTTAGCGTCAAGTATTTCTTTTAGTGTATTATTTTTTAAATTACCAATTGGTTCCCTGTTACGAATACAGTTTTGTACAGTACCGTCACTATTGTACATAAACCCTGTCCAGGGTATAGGACAAAAGTTTTTATTTGTTAAATAACTTTTATTATCCATTTTAATAATCAGGACCTAAGCTAAACTCATATATTCTTAATCCTGGACTAACGCTTTCAATAATATTAATCATTGACTTTGCCCACTCGTCTACATCACAAGCATTGGGTCGACTAAATTCTCCAGTCAGTACAGCACCAGGGCGAACTAATGTTAGTTTAGGCCATAGTGTGTTTGTTGCTAAACTTAGTGTTGCTCTTTCAAGAGCAACTTTTTGAGTATGATATTTGATTACTTCTTCTTTTTCGGGATCCATCATAGTTGACATTGAACTAATAACTACTATCTCTTTACCTTGTTGAGTTTTCCATCTACGATGAATTTCAAATAATAAATCAGTTTGATAAAATCCTTGCTGAGCATTGTTAATAAACAAATCACAAGATTCGATTTGATCTGCTATTTTAGGAATGTTACGTATGTCGTTACCATCTCGTTTTGATAGTCCAACTATAGTATGTCCACGTTGTTCATATTGACGTGCTAGTGCTTGGCCAATGCCAGAAGTGTGTCCGGTGATTGCTATTTTCATAATGTTAGTTATCTATAGAGAATGAGCGATAAAAACTTATTACCGCTCATGCCACTAACTACTTATTATGATTTTCTTGAACGGATCATAGCAAGAATGTCTTCTGCTTTAGATCCACCTGCTGGTGCTGATGCAGTTTCTGCTACTGGCTCTGGTGCCGCTTCTGGAGCAGGAGCAACATTCACTTCAGGTGCAGGAGTTTCAACTACTGGAGTTGCTACTGTTTCTGCTACCGGAGTTGCTGTTGGTGCAGGTGTTGAAACTGCAGGTGCATTTTGTGGAGCCTGCATGCCTGCTGGTCTGTAGTAAGCACCCCAACGCTCTGCGTCATATGGTTGCCCATCTACTGATGCTTCAAACATTTCTTTCATAACTTTAAGTTCTTGCTCACTTGGCTTCTTAGGAAGGAAATCAGCAAGTGTGTATAAGCCATGTTCGTTAACTGCGGCCAGCTCAGCTTCTGTTAATGCTGACTCTTTTCTAGCCCAGTTTGAAGTTGTATAATCAGCGTAACCACCTTTTTGTGTTTTAGTTACACGGAAGTCCAATCCACTATTGTAGTCTGTTGGTAATTCTTCCATATCTGGATCCATCAAACTTGACTTGATAATAGTAAAGATCTGAGGACTCATAATAAAACGTCTAATTGGATTAGCTGGTGTAGTATCATCTGCTAATGGATTCTCTCTTACAAACCCTTGGAATATGTAAGACTTTTTCTTCCAATACTTACGACCCATTTCTTCTAGTGATGAATCCTTAAACCATGTTCTAACTTCTGCTAGAATTGGGCATGACTCACCCCACATTTCAATACATGGAACTTGAACTAATACGTTTTTATTATCCATTTCGCCTTTAACGCCGTTGAATGGTAAACGTATCATGTTACGTTCTTGCCAAAAGAATGTGTTGTTTGGATCAGCGTCTGGAAGGAATCTAATTGTTGCTGATGTACCTTCATTGATGTTCCAGTGTGGATAAATTGCGTTATCACCGCCACTTGAACGATTTTGTTGACCTTGGTTGCTTTCCGCGGCCTGTAATTTTGCTCTAATATCTGCTAAACTTGCCATAGTGTATTTCTCCTTTATGTGCCATAATGTTTTGCCTTAAAATGTGCCTAATAAAACACTATAATAGTGTAATATAATTTATTTATCTCGTCAACGATAATATTGGTATATTTTACCAAACAGTCATAAAAAAAGCACATAAACTAAATTATGTGCTTTCTTTGAGGGTTTGTCAATTACATGTTTACCAATTGATTAATGTTCTTAATCTCTCAGCGTAGTTTTCTTCTACTTTATATACTTTACCATCTACTTCAAACTCTTTTTTGCCATCACGTTTAGCGTTGGCAAGAGCCATTGTAAATTCATTACCTTCTTCAAAGTCATCTTCGTTTACAGCATCAGGTTGTACATTTGAAATTTTTGTTCTTAACAGTTTACCAGTTTCTGTTCTGAACTCAACTGATTCATCAGTTACTGATTCAACAGTACCTTTTGTACCTTTACCTGTAACAATTTGATCACCCACTGAAGGTGCGTATTCTTCTGTTACTTCTACATCGTCTGCCATCATAGCCTGTGCCCAATCTTTTGGTTTTTGGTCTTTCTTGACGTATGCTGGTTTACTTGGATCTTGTCTTAGTCCTGGTGTTTTAACTTCATCCCAATCTGACTTTTTGCTTTGATATTTTTCTTCAAACTCTTGGTCTGACAGTTCTTCTATGTCTAGTGCTAGGTCTTTCATTTTACCTTCTTCCAGATCATCAACATCAACATACTTGCCTTCGCCATCACAGTCTGGGCAATCATGTTTTTTATGTTCTTCATCGCGCCAATCGCCTGCGCCACGACAAG